AATTCCTGAACCACCCGAACGCAGGAGCTGCGCCGCGTTTTGGAGCAGAAAGGTCTGTCGAATGATTCTCATCGATTACGCAGCCGTTCTTTACGGTAACGAGTCCGCTTGCGTTCATCTTTGCACACAGAGCGGCAGGGGCTTCATTTTTCCAGTGTCGTCCGTCTACGCCTCTGATTTCTTTCCCTGCTGGAAGAATCTGAATTCGTTTAGGAACTCCGTTTTCTGCGTTAAGACATAAAAAAAGGCTTTCAGTGTTCATACTGAAAGCCTACTTCATTTTTTTGTAGTACATACTTTAACCGCCGTTAAAAATTATCAAATAGTGACGGCTGTTTCTCCTCGTGTTCCATCTCGATTGCCCTGTGATACAGGCGGTAAATTTGCGAGAAACTCATATTGTAGATTCTGCAAAGCTCGCCACGCATCTCTTTCGTTCCGTCGTACTTTTCCTTTATTTCTTTTGCCAGTTCATCACGGAAAGCTCTGTCTTCTTTAGGAATATAAAGCGGAACTCCACCGAACTGCGACATAAGGACATCAAGCATTATCTCTGCCGTTCCGTCACCAACCGCGTCCGCAAGAACGCCTCTAAGCTGTTCCGCAGTCTCTGAATTTTCTTTTTTAAATTTCGGAAGAAAAATCATCTGACCGCCAAAATACTGGCAGATTGCCCGGATTCCTTTGACCGCTGTTTCATACTCGCCTTTGCCGAGCCTAATGGAGCAGCTTGAAACCATTTCTGCCGTAAGGTTCAGTTCTGCCATCATACCTCCTTTCTGTCGGGATTAAGTCCCGCAGACACCATCATTTTTCGCAATGCCACAATAACTTTCTGGGAATCAACGGAACGCATGAAACGAGGGTGGTCAGCACCTGTGATTCTTTTGATGAACTTATACAAAGCCCTGTCCGACTTGTCGCGGGCGACAAGCTCCCACATTCCCTTGATATAGTCCATCTGCTCCTTGCTTGCGTCCCACCCAATCTCATTGTCTTTTGTCTCCAGCTTCTTGACCTTGAAGCCGAGCTTCTTCATTGCTTTCAAGACCTCGTTCAACTCGAAAAGCGACATATCGGAACAGCTTGTCTTTTTGGTCGTGCTTTCCAGAACGGCTCTGTAGTCTTCATCAGAAAGTCCGATTTGAGACTTTGCAATGTGTATCAGCTGAATGATTTTTGACCTGTTGATTTTTCCCATAATTCTTACTCCTAGACTGCAAGTAAAACACCCCGCCACAGCCCTGTGCAGTAGTGCGAAACGGGGTGTTTTACTTTAATTGATACTTTTCCCGATTCTTGCCTTTTGAGCCTCTGTAAGCTGATTTCTCTGCATCACGCTTTCCATTGCAAAAGTCGCAAAAGAAGCGATAGAGCCAAAGTGTTTCTGCTCGACATAACCCGAAAGTTCACGGTAATTCGTCACGTCAATATAAATTCGCTGTCTGTCTTCACTTGCGGGTTCTGCCGAACGAGCCATCTTAACGACTTCCGCCTTTACGAAAGTTGATGTCCTAAGTCCCTGCTCATCTGCCAGCTTCTCCAAAGCTCTGTGTATATCATCAGAAACCGTGATTAAGATTTTTCTTCCACCCATTGCCTTATCCCCTTGTTACAATGAATTGACCACATCAGCGTCCACAACTTCCGCACCGAGTTCAGCAGCCGCGTTCATCGCACGGCGTGTCCAGTTGTTAATCAAAAGCGGATATGCCACGCTGTAAACGACAGCCTGCCTTGTCTGCTTACGGAGCTTTTCTGCGAGAGCCTCGCAACCGTCGTCAGTTACGATTTTCGCTCTTTCTTTTCCGAGCCGCTTGAACTTGATGTCAAGGTAAGAGGCAATCTCCTCTCCAGTTCCGAAAGGCTTTAACTCCAGCACTTCAATGCGGCGGATAACCTCGCGGGCTTCCCAGTTCTGCGACTCATCGAGCTTTGCTTTCATTTCCGTCTGACCGATAAGCACGATTGCAAGCAGCTTCTTAAAGCCGTCCTCCAGTTCCCAGAAGCGTTTGAGATACTTCAAGGTCGGTATGTTCAAATCGTGTGCCTCTTCAATCATAAGCACATGATTATACCCTGCACGAGAACTGTTGGTGAGAATCCGCTCAACCTGTCTTGACTTTGCCTCAAGCGTTCGTCTAGGCTTCTCTGCCGAGCAGTCCTGTATGATTGCATCGCAAATCGCACTTGTCGTAAGCCTTGCCTTATCTATTGAGCGTGGTGCAATGATTTTAATTTTCTGCCCTTCGCTCTGAATCCTGTCCATAGCGTAGCGGCGGATTGTGGTTTTTCCGCTTCCGCTTTCGCCGAGCAGGGCGACCATTCCACCAGCCTTTGCGGTCTGGTAAAGGAACTCTGCAACAAAGCGGGTTTCGTCTGTAAGAAAGACATCTTCTGCTTTTGTTACATCTCCGTTGAACGGGTCTTGGAAAAGACCGAACTTCTTGTACGCTTTCATCGTCAGCATAATATTCTCCTCTTGGCGTTATGCCAGTTTGACGGCTGTATCTGCCGTGTATTCAGTAACCAAATCATCAACAAGCTGTGAGGGAACTCCGTCAGGGAATTCCTTCTTTAAGCTCGCAATGAAACCGTCTGGTATGAATCCAGCCCTTGCCTTGAAACGCTTTGCCATTTCAACAGGTGTGATAAGTATGTCGTGGACTTCCACCGTTCCAGCGGCAACCTCGACCTGCTTTCCTGTCTGCGTTTTGAAAAATGGGTCTGCTTGGGTATGGATGAGGCTGTGGGTTTTGAAGCCCTGTCCGTCCGTAACTTTTGCGAACGGAACATCCGTCTTGTCGTCGCTTGCAGCGATTTCTGCAAGTGCCTTTGTGTTTTTCTCAATGAGCGTGTCAGGCTGGCTTTTGTATTTTCGTCCGAATACTGGAGCCGCAATATCAAAGCCCACTCTGTCGTATTCAATCGGCTTGACCTCGAAGCTCACAATTTCGCCTGTGCGGTCTTGGTAGCTTACTAGTACCAGAGCCTCTTCGCTCACAAGAATTGGCTGAACATTCACGGTCATTCCCACCATGATGTCGGGCAGGGCAGACAAGCTGTAGCGTGTCGCAGCCTTGTTCTTGGGATGTACGAAACTGATTGCAAGGTCGCCGCCTACGGTTCTCGGCTGTATGCCAGTCGTGAAAATCTGACGGCATATCTCTTCGTCGGGAAGTTCCCTAAGCTGCTCTTCTTTTATCCAGTTCCAAATCATTGTGCGTGAGCCGATTTTACGACCTGCCCGAGTGATTCTTGTGTCGCGGTGTTCCAGCTGATTTGCGTTGAATGCCGCGCACCACCTTTCCGCCGCGTCGTTCAGCTCTTCCATAGAGCCGACCTCTTCAAGATGAAGAAGGCTCTCGAACTGACATTCCACAATGTTGTTCGCATTCTCAACCTGTCCTTTCGCTCTTGGATTGCCCGGCAAATGAGGCTTTGTTTCAACCCGAAGGGCTTTAAGTGCGTTCGTTACAGGCTTTGAGATATTGGCAGAGCCACAGTCCCAAATGAGCAGTTCTGGCAAGCCGTGAAAGTTGTAGAGCGGGTCTTTTTTCTTCCCCCACGCATACAACAGGAAGTCATACATATTCGCAGAGTTCTCTCCAGCCGCCGCATAGTAGCGGACGCAGATTGTGCCTGAGTAGTGGTCGGTAAGAACATACCGCCAGCACTTCAAGTTTTCCCTGCCTTCAAGAAACGGCTTGTTCTTGTAGACTTCATCATCCCTAAGAAACTTCTGTTTTCCGTTCGGAGCGAAGTACATCAGCGCAACCGATGGGTCTGCAAAATGCACTTGATTTGGATATTCCGTCCGCATACGCTGATGCGGACTTGGCTTTGATGTTGATTCCGTCGAGAGCGTCCTTGTTTTCAAAAGCTCACTCAGCTGCCTTGTCGAAATCGGAACATCAAAGCCGTTCTGAAGCATTATGCTTCTTGCGTTTTCAACACTCATTGTCTTTTTTCCGTTTTTGCGGACTGAGTTCTGCAAGAGCGCAGCAACAGTACTCAAGTCCTTTTCGTTGATACTTGAAGCCCCTGCGTCGCTCCGTTTTTTGCGGTCGCTTTCCCAACCGTTTCTGCGGAGAGCGCGGTAAGCACTGACTTCGCAAAAACCAAACAGGCGGCACATTTCG